CCTGGTAAAGTGCCTATACAAGAAATAGCTAGTGGCAATGGTGGTGCTAAAATGCAAAGTTTAATTGGTACGTACAATTATTATTTACAAATGATAAGAGATGTAACCGGGTTAAATGAAGCAAGAGATGGTAGTACACCAGATAAAAACGCTTTAGTTGGTATACAAAAGATGGCAGCGGCAAATAGTAATACAGCTACAAGACATATATTGCAGTCTGGTTTATTCTTAACAACCGAACTAGCTCAGTCGTTATCATTAAGAATATCTGATTTACTAGAATACTCACCAACAAGAGATGCTTTCATACAAGCTGTTGGCGCTCATAATGTAGCTACATTAAGTGAGCTTAGTGAGTTATATTTATATGACTTTGGTATATTTATTGAGCTAGCACCAGACGAAGAAGAAAAGCAATTGCTAGAAAATAATATACAAATGGCTTTACAGTCAAATAGTATAGAGCTTGAGGATGCTATTGATGTTAGACAAATTAAAAATTTAAAGCTAGCAAATCAAGTATTAAAAATAAGAAGACAAAAGAAAGCAGCAAGAGATCAAGCTATAGCTGAAAGAAATATACAAGTACAAGCACAAGCTAATGCACAAGCAGCTGAACAAGCAGCGGCAGCTGATTTACAAAAAGAACAATTGTCTCTACAAAGTAAAGCACAGCTTGAACAAGTGAGGGGTCAAGTTGAATTACAGAAGTTACAAACTGAAGCGCAACTTAAGTTTCAGTTAATGCAAGCTGAAGCTCAGATATCAGCTCAACTTAAAAACTTAGAAGTTGAAGCGTTAAAATCAAGAGAAGAATATAAAGAAGATCGTAAAGATGAAAGAACTAGAATACAAGCTAGTCAACAGTCTCAAATGATCGCACAAAGAAAAGAAGGTTCAGGACCTAAAAAGTTTGAGTCTTCAGGTAATGATATATTAGGTGAAGGAATAGATTTAAGTTCGTTCGGACCTAGATAATGTTTAACAAATAAATAAAAACAAATGGCAATAATTAGAGATTGGACGGCTAACATTGTAGCATCGAGATGGGTTGATGATACAAATGCTGAAACCCCTGGTAGAGGAAATTACTTTTGTGCTATTGAGTGTATTACAGCTACTACATTTACAGCTTTAATATCTGAAAAGATAGATGATGATAGTGATGGCGAAGCTGCAGATGTAAGTGTTTACATAAACACAGAAGGAACAGACGCAGGTACAGCTATAGTAACTGGTGATACTTTTCCAGTTGGCACAATACTATACGGTAAATGGACTTCATTTACTTTAAATAGTGGATCAGTAGTAGCATACGAGTGTAAGTAAGAAATTGTACGAGAGTACATATGTTTAATTTTATAATATTATATTATGGCAAATGATGAGAAAAACGTCAAGATAGACGAACAAAACGCCGAGTCACCACAAGGTGATGCTAAGGTAAAGAAACCTCGTCTTAAAAAGTTTCAACAAGATGATACGCCTATAAAGGTAAATCTTGCTGAGCCAAAAGAACAAGAGGTAAAAGAAGAAGAACAACCTAAAGAAGAAGTAAAGCAAGAGGAAACACCTGTTGTTGAAGAGGTGGTAGAAGAGAAAAAAGAAGAGGTTGTTGAAGAAAAGGAAGCTCCAGTTGTTGAAGAGGTAACTGATGAAGAAGTAGAGGAAAAGGTAGAAGAAGTACAAGAAGCGGTTGAAGAGGCGATTGAAGAGGCAGAAAAGACTGGACAAGAGTTACCAGAGAATATTCAAAAGCTTATGAAGTTTATGGATGAAACTGGTGGTGATCTTGAGGATTATGTTAAATTAAATCAAGACTATGGTAAGCTAGATGATACAGCGTTATTAAGAGAATACTATAGACAAACTAAACCACATTTATCAAGTGATGAGGTTGACTTCTTAATGGAAGACTCATTTACTTATGATGAAGAGGTTGATGATCCTAAGAACATCAAGCGAAAGAAATTAGCGTTTAAAGAGCAAGTTGCCGACGCTAGAGCCCAATTAGACAGGCAAAAGTCTAAATACTATGAGGAGATCAATGCTGGTGTTAAGTTAACACCTGACCAAAAAAAGGCTATTGATTTCTTTAATAGATACAATAAAGAACGAGGTGAGCAAGATAAAATTGCAAAGGAACGTAAATCTGTATTTCAACAAAGAACTAAAGATGTATTCAACAAAAACTTTAAAGGTTTTGAGTATAACATTGGTGAAAAGAAATTTAGATTTAATGTTAAAGATGCAGGTAATGTTCAAGAGCAGCAGAGTGATATTAATAATTTTGTTAACAAATTTGTTGATAATAAAAGTAATACAATATCTGATGCAAAGGGATATCACAAATCTTTGTTTACCGCAATGAACGCAGACAGTGTTGCGAATCATTTTTACGAACAAGGCCGAGCTGATGCTATAAAAGAAAGTATAGCTAAAGCAAAAAACGTTAGCATGGAACCTAGACAAGGTTTAGGTGAAGTTGAAGCGGGTGGCATGAAAGTAAAAATTTTACAAGACAATGATATGAGTTCATTTCGTTTTAAACCAAAAACAAAATAAAGTTTAACAATTATAAATATAAATAATTATGGCAGCAATTACTCCAACGGCTGGTGGGTCGTTAAATAGCGTACCTTCACCAGTTAAAGCGGCGATAACTACTAACTATTTAGATTTTACATCTGGTAGTAACGACTGGTCTCAGCAGTATCTACCTGATCTAATTGAGCAAGAAGCAGAAGTATATGGTAAAAGAACTATATCTGGTTTCCTAGCAGCAATTGGGGCAGAAGAGGCAATGAGCTCAGACCAAGTAGTTTGGACAGAACAAGGTAGGTTACACCTTTCGTACAAAGTAACAGGATATGCAACAGGATCAAACAGTGGTGACCTTACTTTAGGTGAAGCTCCAGGATCAAGTGCATCAGCAGCAACTACTCACGGTATCAGAATTGGTCAAACAGTTCTAGTATCTGATGGTCAGGCTAACCCAGTAGTATTTAGAGGGTTAGTAACTCACTTACCAGACACTAACAAAATCACAGTAGCTCCTTACACAACAGGTGATGCTTCAGGTGATATTGCAGACGTTTCAGGTATCAACACAACAACTCTAGCAGCAAGTGGTAGAGTATTTGTTTATGGTTCTGAGTATGGTAAGGGAACTAACGGTATGGGCGAAACTTCTGGTAACAACCCAGTTATGCCTCAGTTTACTACGTTTAACAACAAACCAATTATCTTAAAAGATCATTATTCAATCTCTGGATCTGATACTTCAAGAATCGGTTGGGTTGAGGTTAGCGCAGAAGACGGAACTTCAGGATACTTATGGTATCTAAAAGCAGAAGCTGAAACTAGACTAAGATTCGCTGATTATCTTGAAATGTCTCTTTTAGAGTCAGAAAAAGGTACAGTAGGTGGATCAGTAGCTGATAACTCAATCAACGGTGCAGGAAAATCATTCGGTACTGAAGGTTTATTTAAAGCTATCACTGATAGAGGTCATGTGACTTCTGGTATTGCAGGAACTAGTGCAGTAGATGATTTAGGATCTTTTGATGAGATTCTTAAAAAGTTTGACGAGCAAGGTGCTATTGAAGAGTACATGCTTTATTGTAACAGATCAGTATCATTAGCAATTGATGATATGTTAGCAGCTCAGAACTCTTACGGGTCTGGTGGTACATCTTACGGTGTATTCAGCAACTCTGAGGATATGGCATTGAATTTAGGTTTCTCTGGATTTAGAAGAGCATCATATGACTTCTACAAATCAGATTGGAGATACTTAAATGATATCTCATTAAGAGGTCAAGACGCTTTCAATGATGTCAGAGGTGTTTTAATTCCAGCTGGTACTTCAACAGTATATGATGAAGTAGTTGGTAGAAGCATGAGAAGACCTTTCTTACACGTAAGATACAGAGCTTCTCAAACTGATGACAGAAGAATGAAAACATGGATAACAGGTTCAGTAGGTGGAAACATCACATCTGATCTTGATGCTATGGAGATCAACTTCTTATCAGAAAGATGTCTAGTAGTACAAGGAGCTAATAACTTCATGTTACTTAACTAATACTTTTTAAAAGAGTTAGGCGCTTCGGCGCCTAGCCCTTTTATTTTTTTAATATTTAATTTTATTATATCATGGCAAAAGCAAAAAAGAAAGCGGCAGCTGCAGAAGCACCTGTAGTTGAAGCTGTAAAACAAGAACCCAAAAACACAAACACTTGGGAAATAAAGGATAGAAACTACTTTTTACTTAGAGATTTAAATCCTTTAACATATACTATAAGATCAAGAGGTATATTTTACTTTGATGAGGAGAAAGGATATGAGAGAGAGTTAAAATATACAATTAACCAAAGAACACCATTTGTAGATGAGTTCAAAGGCGAAGCAAGACTTGGTCATATTGTATTTGAAAATGGTGCACTGTATGTACCAAAAGAAAAACAAACATTACAGAAACTATTATCACTATATCATCCAGATAGAAACACTTTGTTCCAAGAACAAAATCTAGTTAAAGAAGCTGAAGATGATATGGATTACCTTAACTTAGAAATAGAAGCTTTAAATCTAGCTAGAGATATGGAGATCGATAGAGCAGAAGCGATACTAAGAACAGAACAAGGTAGTGAAGTTTCTAACTTAACTTCTAAAGAACTAAGAAGAGACATATTAGTGTTTGCTAAACAAAATCCAGAATTACTGATTGAGTTAGCAAATGATGAAAATGTTCAGCTTAGAAACTTTGGAATCAAGTGTGTTGAATTAGGATTAATAACTTTATCTGGCGACAACAGAACATTTACATGGGCTAAGACAGGTAGAAAAGTTATGAACGTTCCATTTGATGAGCATCCATATTCAGCTTTAGCTGCTTGGTTCAAAACCGATGAAGGTTTAGAAGCTTATAACAATTTAGAAAAAAGATTAAGCTAATTAATCACTTTATAGAGTAGTCATCTCTATGAGGTGACTACACTATATAAAAAGAAATTATGGCAGTAAATATAAACACAGTATACACTAGAGTTCAGTCAATTGCAAACAAAGAGCAAAGAGGTTATCTTACACCTATTGAATACAACAGGTTTGCAAACCAAGCACAATTAGAAATATTTGAACAGTACTTTTATGATTTAGATCAGTATCTTAGAAGACCAGGTAATGATACTAGACATGCTGATACTGTAACTAGCTTACAAGAAAAAATAGCATTGTTTGAAGTTTTTGATACAAACCTAGGAGATTATAACAGTGGTTATGATTTACCAGCCGCACTACATAAATTATCAACGGTAGAATTATCACACTCAACTGATAGCACTGGGGCTAGTTATTACGAAGTTGAAGGTGTTACAAAAAAAGACTGGAGGTTAATTAGAACAAGCAATATATTACTACCAACAGATAAGCAACCAGTATATATAAGAGAAGGTAACAAACTAAAGGTTTATAAAGGTAAAGCAACAACACCTTTCTTTGAAGAGTTAACAATCAATGAAGCAATAACAGTAGATTATATAAAAAAGCCTACAACTGTTAATTGGGCTTATTACTTAGATGGAGATGATGCCGCGTTATACAATGCAACTGGATCAACTAACTTTGAGCTACATGGATCAGAAGAGCCAAACTTAGTTATTAAAATATTAGAACTAGCAGGTGTAGCAATGAAAGCATCTGATGTTTATCAAGTAGCTGATAAAGAAAATATTGAAGATATACAACAACAAAAAGCATAATTAAATGGCAGGATTATTTCAAAAAACACAAGAAGCATATTACCAACAAAGCCAAAGTAGCTTTAGTACAGAGCCAGATGGCAGTCAACTTACGTTTACGTTAACAAACGTTTTCTTTCCTAGTATACCAAGTGCTAAGACAGATATAAGAGTTTTTGTTAATGACGTTGAAATAGATACTGATAATTACGGTTACAATGGATCTACAGGTGTAATAACTTTTTCAGGTAACACAAATAACACTAATGAACTCTCTAGCGATCCTCTTGGTGCGCCAATTGCAAACGCTACATTAAAAGTACAAGAGCGAGCATTAAGTGAAAGCTTTGGTACATATCAATATGTTTCTTTAGATGATGTTGTTAATAACTTTTTAATAGCTTACGTAGGTGAAAACAAAGTAATACCAAAAGTAAAAAGAACAGATGTTTTATTTCATGCTAGAAGAGGTTTAGCTGAGTTTAGTTATGATACATTAAAGTCTAGAAAGTCACAAGAAATAGACGTACCACCATCACTTATAATACCTTTGCCTCACGATTATGTTAATTATGTCGGTTTACAATTAGTTGATGGGCAAGGTATATACAAAAAATTATACCCAACGCGATATACAAATAACCCTACATCTTTATTACAAGATGATAATTATAATTATCTATTTGATGGTGATGGTAATGCCTTAACTAAATCACCTTCAGAAGCTTGGAGTAAATTTAAAGAAGCAAACAACACGGGCACCGAAACAACACAAAGATCATTAAACCTTAGTGATGATACAGACATTGAGTTTAGATTTAATGAAGGTAAACGATATGGATTAACACCAGAGTTTGCGCAAGATAACGGTACTTTTTATATTGATGAAGTACAAGGTAGAATACATTTAAGTGGTGATTGCAGCGGTCATCATTTAGTTATTAACTATATATCAGATAGTTTAGGTACAGATGGTGAAATGCAAATACATAAATTTGCTGAAGAGGCTTTATACAAACATATAGCATACTCTATAGCAAGCACACACACATCAGTACAACCAGCGTATGTTGCATTATTAAAAAAAGAAAGATTTGCAGCATTACGTAACGCTAAAATAAGATTATCAAACCTTAAGTCAGAGGAGTTAGCTCAGATAATGAGAAACAAATCTAAATGGATAAAACGCTAATAGAATATGCCAGAGTTTA